CCAAGCAAAAATATCTGAATTGGCCGGGTATGGTGTCCTTCCCCACTGCTTAAAGAAAAACGGCAATCCCGCAGCCTGGCATTGATCCCTTACCGATCTGGCCCAATCTGGGTGCATCGGCCTTGCGCCTGGGCCGGTCTCGCCTCCGAGGACGATCCAATCGATGGGCTTTTTTATAAATCCTTTGGGATAAAAATCATAACTATAACGCCAATCCCACCATGGTTTGTCTATGATCTCCATTGGCCCCAACATCGGCTCAACACTTACCCACCTAACCGCCGCCGGGATCTGTAGCAGCAAGGGAATTTTCTCATCCGCCTCTTGCTGGTTGCAGACGGTTACGCCGAGCCAGATATTAGGGGAAATTCTTTCTCTCGTTCGAATAAAAAACTCCGCCATTCGCTTCGATCTTTTAGTGAGCAAAAAATAAACGTGCCTATTTTCACCGCGCATCACCTGGAGCGCCTCCTTGATGAAATAATCCGGCACGTCCTCGTGAAAAAGGTCGTTCAAAACTAACCACGATTGCGGCTTCCGGGTACGGCGGGGAAGATCAAGGTTTTCATTATTGAATCTAATAAGCCCATTAAACTCACCCAAAGACGTAAATGTATGCCCCAAATATGTACCATCAAACCTGTGCGTATATCTCGCGCTCCAGCATCGCTCACACCCCGGAGAACACGGAGTACAGCCATCCACCAGACGCCAGAGGCGGTCCCAATAAAGCCCCTTTTCTATTCGGTCAAACATTTTCCCCCCTGCATTTTTTGGTCTTGCCTTCGTTGCCAGGCTCGCTTTTTTTGGTACTCTGCGCGATTACATCTTCGATATCCAAGTTTTGTCAAAATGCGCGCAGAAATTTCATTATTGGCGCAAGCAGCCCCCGTCTCTGATGTAAGATATATTTTCACTCAACCTTTTCCGTTTCCTGGCGGAAGGCTTTTCCTGCGAGGTATTCGCAGGCGTCGCGGATCTCTCCGAGGCGGAAGAAGATCCCGGCCAATAGGCCCAGGCCGATTGTCATCCCCAAAATCATCCACAATCCCAGAATCATTTCCATAATCCCTCCTATTTATGAAGTGTTCGACCACGGCAGAAATTGCTCCGGCCAAGATTAAAACCTCCGCCCAGGTGAGCCCCGCCCAGGCCCGGATTAAAAAAATAATGGGCGAAAAGATAAAGAAGCAAAGGATGAAGACGAAAAGTCCTTTCATCCCTTAATTTCTTGGTTCTCGGGACCCGCCGTAAAGGGAACGTACAAGGCATCAATAAGGCTGGGTATCGCAAAGAGCGATTCTTGTATCTCGCTCACTTCTCTGTAAAGCTGATTTTTGGCGCGATGGACCACAAAGTTGATCCCACACTCTACAACCTTAAAGTTTGCTTTCTTGGACGGCTCAACCTTCACACTAAGCGAAATTGTCAATCCACCTTCAGAGGCAACATAGGCCTGGTCGATCAGGTCTAAGTTGTCATCCAGAAGTCTCCCAATCATTTCCTTTGCCTCTCCGATTGTCTTAGGTCCGATCATGGTTTCCCTCCTTCCATTCCCAAAGGCCCATAGCGCCTTTGGCCGGTATTGGTGACTCCAGCTTTTTCATATTCTCCATCATCCACACATAACGCCCAATAGTAAAATCTCCAAAGAGTCGCTCAGGCAAAGAAACGTCCAGGTCAGAAAAAAACACAATTTTATAAACCCCGATTAAGTCGCACGTTGCCACAATGGCACCAATAGGCATATCACAACGGTCTCCCGCCCAAAGATGTTTTTTGAATGGCTCCTGATCGGCCAGGGTTATGAATTTTAAACTCCGGCCCGCATGTATGGCCAATGGCCCCCGGTATCCCGTCGCCCAGGATCTCGTTTCAATCTTTTTTGCCCCGATCGCCACAAGGGTCGCCCAGGGTTGGAGTATAGTAAGGGCCTTCATTTAGGTTTTTCCTCCTTCATCCAATGAAATTTTTACTTCTACCCTTGGACACGTTGGGTCAATGTGGAACCTAAAAGATCCGACGAGGCGGTTATCGTTCGTAAAGAGCGCATCTGCAAAGGCCTTGAAAACGTTATCGGGGTCTGGGTGCTTTTGATTTCGAAAATACATTATAATGTCCAGACAGAAGGCATTATCAAGAACTTTGATGGGGCATCGGTATTGAATTTCTTCCTTGTAGGCCAGATATTTATGAATGCGGTCATAAACCCTTAATTGGCCGGCCCATAACTTCGCTCTCGGGATCCTCAAAAGTTTAAGTTGACCTTGAGTTATTCTGAGACAACTTACGGGATCGCCAGGAACTACAAACTCAATCGACTTAACAGACATGAATCCATTTTTTCCTTTTTTTTATTTGACAAATCATTGAATCAGAAACCCCATATTTTAAAGCTATTTTTAGGTTATTATCTGAACAATTTCTAATTTCTCTTATCTGAGTTTCATTTAATTTAGCCTGGGAATGATTTTCTCCTTTTTGATCGGGGTGTTTTGCCCTTTTCTTTTTGGCCATATCTTTCATGTTCTCAAAATGATTCCCTAAAAAAAGATGTTGAGGATTCACACAAGAAGGTAAATCACATATATGTAAAACGTTAACTTTTGCAGGGATTTCGCCCACGTAAAATTCCCAAGAAACTCTATGAGCACGCATATTTTTATTGTGTGCAAAAAATCTTCCGTATCCTTTTGAATCTTGTCCTGCCGTCCAAATCCAGCATCCGCATTCTGGCGTTGGAATAAATTTACTTTCAAACCTTTTGCAGACCGGATCGCCCGGGATCGTAAATTTTATTTCTTCCATTTCACAGCCACCCGCATCTTTTTGTCACGAACCTTTCGATAGTGTTTATGACTGAATCGCGGTCTTTAGAATGGAAATCGTTGCAAAGCTGGTCGATCAATTCTACCAGCAACTTCCTGACATGCTCCCCGCGGGCATCCTCCTGCTCTTTTGCTTTGTCCGATACGTACTGCATATCTAATGCCATGATATTTCCTCCTTCTTTCAATGCCCCCGTACCTGTCTTCCAGGCTGGGTCGTCACCCCTTAGCGTCGGAACCGCAAGCGGAGAACGCCGACGGGGGCAAGGGTTAATACAGAATTTGATCTACTTTTGTTTCATTGTTTCTTCTATAGATCACAATTCTTTTAATCTCTCCACGTTGGAGTCTATCAACTGCCATAGATATTGCAGTTAATAATGCTGCTCTATCAATCGGCAACTCTTCATCCCTTACTATTTGGTCTTTATGATTAATTTCTTGCATTTATGTTACCTCCTTTTAATCGCCCCCCATTCAGGATTTGAACCATCTATCTTGTCGTAGTATGGTGATCTCCAAAAACGGACACGTGTGGTAATTTTGCAATTCTTAGTGCTTCTTTCTCCGCTTCTTTTTTCAAAGCAACATATTTTTTGTAATCAATCCCACACTTACAGGGTATTACAACGAAAGCATAAGGATTAGGATCATCTTTATAATAACTTTTCAATATCATCTTCCTTTCACAATGTAAGCAAACAAGCTCAATGTTTAGATTCATATTCCCATCCTTTTAAATCGCCCCCGTGCCGGACCCCACCGCTGTCACATCGAGGATCGCAAAGCTCTGAAGTTGTCGATCATGCCCGACTTACCGTACTCCCACCACACGGCTAATGCTACGCCGACGGGGGCGAAGGATTGTTTTACTTCTCTTTGGCTAATATAGACTCGGCCATAATCCTATAAAGGCTTATTTGTTGCTCCCTATTCGTGATTTGCTCGATATTTTCATATCCGTTAGCGCCCAAAATTCTCAAAAACCTTTCATCCCCCAGGCGCTTTCTCTCTCTTTCCATGCTTTCGGTGAAACTTTCTTTCCCTGGTTTTGCGCCTGGCGGTGGCGGGTCGTCGGCCTTCGTCCGAGTCGCTCCTCCGGCCGCCCACTCGGAGATCATCTTCCCGGCCTCTTCGCCAAGCTGCCGATCAAGGGGAAACATTTTTTTATGTTGCTCTTGAAGCTTAATCGGGTGCGGGATCCCGGGCTTGTCGGGAGTAAGAAGAAAAGAGACCGTCAACTCGTAAGGCATTTCCTTTGAGCAAACAGGTTGAAAGCCCAGCGAATTGATCATCATTTTTCCGGTTTCCGGGTTCTTCTCCATTTTGATCTTGTCTTCAGCCCGGAAGCAAAGGATAAGATTAGCCCGGACCTGGAGAAGTCTTTGAATCATGTGTTTATGAGAAGTTTTGGGCTTTATCCAGGAAGACATTTTGAATGTTTCCATGAGCTCCCACTCCTTCGCATTCTCTCTTTTTGCCATCGCCCGCTTGACCATACCGGTCAACTCTTCCTCTTGCCATTCAAGGATGCCGCCCTCTCCCGCCCACTCATGCGAGCATGAATCAACCACGACGGCCCTATATCCGGCCTCGTCCGCCGCCTTAATGGCTTCCGTATAGGCATCCGGCCTGAATGGTGGTTTTAGGTCCCCATGATCGAATTTAAAGAGTCCGGCGTAATGCTTTGCCCTTCCTGCCTCCGTGTCGATCACGGCAAAGGGGTCGTCTCCGCAGATTCCCTTCGCGAGGCGCATCGCAGTATAAGTTTTTCCAGAACCACTGGGACCAATTAAACCAATCAAAAGAGTGCTTTGGTCTCTTATTGCTGGCCTGAAAGAGAATGACATAGTCTATCCCTCCTTTTTTCCCATGGTTTCCAAGGCAATTTCATGCCAGGGATACCTAAACCATGTTTTTTCATATGTTGACCCTGGATTGTTATTTCTATATTTTCAGGAGAATTATTCAATTTATTACCATCTATGTGATGAACAGTTTCTCCCCTCACTAACGGTCTCCCCAAAATCTTTTCGGCAATCACACGATGTTCATGCTGTCCCATATATTTCCTGTAGGTTTTCCCGGCTCCCTTTCCCCTTTGGGCATTACCAGACTTTTCAGCACCTTCTCTCCCAATCTTAGCAGCCCTGGTCTTTCCTTCTGGACTTTTACCAACACAGGATTTTGAACAAAATCTTGGTTCATGTCTTTTTGGGGGAGTGAATATTTTCCCGCAAATAACGCAACTTCGAGGAATCGGTTTCATTTACCTTCTCCGATCTCGGCAGCTTTGCTTTCCCAGGCGGCCATAGCCCAGCCAGGTAAATCAACATAGGCCACGCGATTAGGATAGGCCGGCCAGTTTCCGGTTTTCATACACTCCCGCCAAAGATAAAGACCGTACTCAATCTTGCTTTGCCCCAGGGCAAGGAAGTCAGGCGGAAGGCCGATGAATGAGCAAATATAGGGTTCATTTACCTCCGCAAAGACAAAAACGAATTTTGGTTTGATCCCGAAAACGGCCTCCACGGCCCGGCAATAGAGAACATTCTGAATATCAAGACCCATGTTCAGAATATAACGGGAAAGGTCAGCCGGGTTGACGCTCATATCGGTAAATTTAAGATCCAGGATAAGTTTCCGATCAGTGGAGATCCAATCTAACCGAGATCGAAGCCAGGTTTTTTCTTCTTTCCAAAAGAAAGAAAGCTCAGGATCACCATCTTCCATAAGATTTTTGATCCCGAGCTCGGGGCACCCGTAAATTTGCTCCTCAACCCGGGAAACACATTTCTTGACTTCCTCAAATTGGTAGGGAAGCAAAGGTGTTTTCCCTTCCTTCCGAGCCAGGTCCCGCGCTTCCTTGGCCGCCTTGGTCCGCCAATCGTCGGCCTCTATTACGGCCACGTTGTCAATCCCTTCCAGAATAATTGAATGAGAGGCCGTTCCCACATCAAATTTGCCTCCGCCATCGTCAGGTTGATAGGCAGGATTTAACCGAGGATGATTAAATGCAGCATGCGCCGCGCTCCGGTTAATAAGATCCTTTATCGTAGAGCGGGAAAGCGAAGGGATCGGCGCCGGGTCAAGATGGTATATTTCCGAAGGAATGTCATAAGCTCCAGGTGTTTCAATCAGCATTTTTAACCTCCAGATTAAGTTTTTTAAGATCCTTTAAAAGTTTTTTAAGATCCTTTAAAAGTTTTTTCCAAAATCTCCTGAATCTGTTTATCTTTGGCCAAAAGGCATCCTATCTCTTTTTCATTGTCTGTTAAATCTTTGTTCGGAGTATAAAGGATACGCCTGTAAAGTCTCCGCTTCGCTTCCCTCATGTCCTCTTTTTCTTTTTCATTCATCATAAAAAGGCCCCGCAGTTCAGGCAAAGAAGCCTTCCATTCTTGTCTAAAAAAAATATCGTGTCCATGTGTTTACAGGTTTCGGGCGGACCATGGGGGACGTTCACGATTCTTGAAACATTCGTTGGGTTGATATGATATCGCCCGCAGTTCACGCATTTAATCTCTGGCCCCGGACTATACCAAAGGTTTTCGCATTTGCATTCTTCCATGGCCTTTACCTCCTTATCCCAATTTACCAGCCAATTTTTTGCTGATTTCCGGGGTAAAGCCTTTGAATTTAGCACTAAAATAATCAAATAAGGTTAAACGTCTGTCAAAGTAGGGGTGTCCCGCTGGCGCAAATCTCCAGAGTCTTGCCATATCCTCTTGACTCATGGAATCAATAATTTCCTTATGTCTTTTGGTTTCATCATCCGTCATGGTTTCCTACCTCCGGGGGATCTTCCCCCAAAACTCTTGAGCAATGGAAACGAGCTCGAGGTTTTCGAATCTGAGATAATATTTTTTTCCGTTGTAGCCAGGATACAGATAAATGATCGTCTGAACGAATCGCGTTATGGATACCGGCCCCTGATTCTCGGTCACAATCATGGCCGGTCCCCGCAGAGCGCCTTCAGGCTGCCCACAAAGCATTTGGACCTCGGCCAAAGAATCGCCAACCCAAACCTTTTCTTGCCCGCACCACATCCAGCGCTCCCAGGCGTGGGCGTCTGAATAATCGGCGAACATCACGGCCCAAAAGACGTAGAAATAAATCAAAACCTTAACCATTTTTTTCATTTTTCCCACTCCCTTTCTGAATAGTGTTCAAAAAACTCATCTGCCTCCAGCTTGATTTTGAGTTGGCAATCTTTGCAAATTGAATGCGAGATTGAAGAATCAGAAAAAGGTTCCTTCTCGGGAAGTTCTTTTTTACACCAGGCGCAGATCACTCGCAACTTACACCTTCTTTTTTCTGGAACATAATCCGCTCCAGGGAATTATTACTTTGTACAAAAAAAGTCCATTCTTCTTTCCTATAGGTTTAACCGGCAAATATCCCGTTCGCTTCCAAACCTTTTTAATAATTCTTTTCTTTTTACTTCTGGCCAACCCTTTCAATTCTCAACTCCTTTAGGATCAGATCCCCGTAAAACTTCTGGGTCACATTGAGATTAACCTTCGCCTGGCGCAGCCTTTCTTCTTCCTCCAGCCGGCGCTTTTCCTGGGTCTTAAGCTTCTCGTCCAGGGCAGCATTGAGATTGCGCAGGATTTCAACGTCCCAATTCCCGCGCAGATCCCAGGCGTCTTCTTTGGTATAAAAGCGCGTTCTCCATTTATCATCCGGGAAGTGCGGGCTCTCGATCCGGATGCTGATCTCGCCCTTTCCCCAGCGGAATCCCATCCACTCGCCAAGGGTTGTTTTCTTCACAAACGGGCGTCCGTTAATCAGGATCGCCCGGGCCTTTTTATCTAAACCTATAATCGCCTTCAACCTGTGTTCCCCCTTTCTCCCGTTTCCACCTCGATTGGTTCTTTCGGTTTCTGTTTTCGGATCGGATTCCTCCGTAAATGATGATTAGGGCTAATTTTTATGAGCTTTCTGATTATCCAAAGAACTATTTTCTCTTTCACCTTTAACCTCCCGTCCCCTTCGCTGATTCGAATTATTTCCATATTTACCTCCAAGTGGCTATCTTACCCCTATCCAACGGCTAAAGTCTTGAATTTCGGCCTCGCGTGCGTGCCAGAATGGCATCTTTGGACATTGGCTTAGACCAAATTCCCTTTTCGTCAACCCTCATTCCCAAATCCATAGGATCAAGACATTTAAAACCAACCCTATGACGATCAAAGGAACTTACTGAATTGAATGTCCGATGACAGCCTGTACAATGCGCCCGACTTAATCCTGTCCACCTTTCTCCACACTTAGCGCAATAACCCATTTTTTTTCTTATCCTTTAATATTAGTTTTTTCAATTCTCTCCTTGCTTTGTGTCCAGGAAATGTCTTCCCCAATTCCCATCTGGAAATGCTTTGAAGTTTAACCCCAAGAAGACGCGCAAAATCTTCTTGGCTCATGTCCATTTTCAATCTCAACTCTTTTATTTCTTGGTTAATCATTTTTTAACCCTCTACTGTTAATATATGTAGAGAAAACCATGCCAACTTTCATCAAAAACAAAAGTTATCAACCTAAATCGTACTTATCCACAGAAAAAAGTGTAATTATCCACAGGCAAACAGGCGGGCTTCGATCTCGCGGCGCTTTATAAGACCATTTAATCGTCTTCCGCCGGCGTAGATCCAGCGCCGGATTTGGTCTGGCGCTTCATCATACTCTTGGCGGTTTATCACGGATCGGAGTGTGCTGGATTGGAGTGCTCCAGATCCTAGGTTGAACGTCCAGGAAGTCAGGGCGTCCCATTGATTTTGACTTAAGGGGACGCGAATCAGGCGGGAAATTGCCCTTTCGGAGACTCCCACATCCTTTAAAAGGATGATTTTGCCGCTTTCCGGGCTGAGAGGTAGGTCAAATACCTCTGTAGGCTTAACCACGTGGCCATATCCCAGGGTTTTATATCCGGCAGGGCAAACGTAAGGGATAGGGGAAAAAGACTCAAAGGCGCGAATTAGGCGCAATCCGTTGTTTGAGATCATTTCCGGTCAAACCAATGTCCCATTGAACGGTTTCCAAAGAGGAAACCCATGATTCCGCCAAACATAGCCTGGTCAAATTCGGTCCAAAGCATTTGAATGGCCTGCGTCCAGACCACGTTACCGGTTTTTGTGATTATGAGGTAAGTCGCATATTTTATTAAAAGATAGTCCAAAAAATAAAGGTAAACTACAAAGGGGCGCATGAGTCCATTCACGATCTGAATGAAGGCATCGACCCATCGGACGCCGGTAATTTTGGGCTCCGCGGCCTTTAGGATCGCAGCCGTCTCCGCGGTGTCCGCCTCTATTCCGGTAGCCTCAAGCTTCTGGTTCCCGAGGATCTTCTGGCCGGCAAGTGTTTTATCGTACATGGCGAGTTCGTGCTTCCGGTCCTCGCGTTGTTGCCAGAATTTCATGATCTGCGGGACGATTGATCCCAGGAAGCCTATTACGGCTGAGATTGCGGTAAGCATTTTAATTTACCTCCGTTTCTTTATTTCCAACCCAGGGCTTTAAAGAGTGCCGTGG